TACAGCTACTCCTCGTACTGCTAATTCTTTGCGTGCTTTTACTCGCAACTTTCTTTCCCCAGAACGTAAGTCTGAGTCGTCCTTAGTACAAAGCTCTACTAACTCGGAAGTTTTTACTCCGGCAATTGGAAATACTCTCTTGCTCTTAGTTTTAGTAGCTTTGTTAAATACTTTCTCATCTCTTTTCCATTTTACAGACATACTATTCTCCTTAATAAAAACAATATTATAAGAGTTGAAGGAATGTTTGTCAAGAGTTATTTTCACTCGCCGCTGTTAAAGCGTTGTGATAATATTCCTCGTCTTCCTTAATTAAATTCATTTCAATATCAAGTAGCATATCAATACAGTGACGAGCTTTTCTCAAGTCTTCTACTGGTTGATTCTTGTCTCGAAATCGAGTAACATACTTAATAACCGTATGTTGTAAAGGATCTAAGCCGTTCTGCATACTATAATCCATTGGCTGAATCTTATATTTCTTGTAGTGGTCTCCGCCAATTTGAATATCCCAGCTATTAGACATTCCATTCTCTCCCTTCTTCTATTGCGTCTTGTGCACACTGAACATAATCTCTGTCTTCCTCACTCAGAACACTCCAGAACTTACTAATCTCTAAAGTAAGTTCATATACTAGTTCTTGAGTTTTAAGATGTTGATTTGCCTCCATTAACTGCTGAAGTTTATCCAGTCTTTGATTAATCACTTCCCTCATTGTTTTCTAACCACTCCTCTGCTGTAGTACCTTCACTCTCTGTAGTAGCTTCGCGATAGTACAAGATTAATTCCTTCTGTTGGCGCACGTACCGGCGCACTTCTTGAAAGTTTTCAGCCATCTTCTCATATCCGTCTGGAGTAAGTGCAAACACTACAAACTGACCATCAAGCATCTTCTCGATAATCTTCACTTGCTCGTCAAGGTTCTCCTCCGTAATGACAAAAAAATTGACGTCTAAGAGATCAATTTCCTGCGGCAGAGGAGGTTGGTAGATCCGAAGAGGTACTTTCTCCGTTACTGTTATTATTTTCGGTTCCGGAGGTATCGGAGCTTCCGGAAACTTCGGGAGCCACTGGCAACCCTGAAGTAGCAGGCTCGTCGTCATCAGCATCCATAAGTTCTTTTGTGTCATTTTCTAGTGCCCTAAATACTTTTGCAGTTCCGCCGTTAATTCTTTTTTCAATTAGACCAGGCTTTGCTCGTGCAAGACGAGTAAGATTATGGTCTTTAAATATTTTAAGGTAGTTCTGCTTTTCTTTGTTCAGCTCATTATTTCTTGCTGTGAGGTTGGACATTGCTGCTTCTGCTTTTTTTGCATTCTCTTCTGCATCTTTGAGTGCTTTTTGAGAAGTTTTGACTGCAATTTCCATCTGAACTTGGTTTTCTTTGAGGGTTCTGTTGTTTGCTTCGAGCTGAACAACTTTGTTTTCAAGCCCTGATACAGTGACTTTATGGTACGCAAAACCCCCTCCTGCTGCCATTAAAAACGCTAAGATGAGCCAAGGCATTACACTTCTTCTAAGCGTACCATGAGTCTTTCGGCTCGGTTCGTTACTTGCTTATGCCACCGAGAGTCCCGTCCTTCGACGGCAGCCTTCGCCCAGTCGCCAGCTTCTAGTGCAGCGCAAAAGTTCTTAAACTGAGATAACCGTGGACGTCCCATATTGAACATCATATTTACCACAATTTCTTGAACTTCTCCTGGAAAGTCGTGCCACTTCGGGCCAAAAAGAACTTCACATTCGTCGATAGATGTATCCAAATCTTTTTCAAACGCTTCCCAAACTCGCTCTTCTGATACCGGTGTACCAACGGGTTGACCGTGTTCTGGATCATCTTTAGTAACAAGATGACCGACACCAAAAGTATCATACCCAAGATGGTCTTTATATATTTTATACTCGACACCTTCATCCACCTTTAAAGTTTCAAACACATTTTCTCTATTCACACACACTCCATTTTCTAATGGTAGACCTTTCAATGTCTTCCCATTCTTTGCCTTCAATATCATAGGCTATTAGTTTATCAGAAAGAGTACTTACATTTATTTTTACTAAAGTGTTTAGTGTATATGTTTTTGTAATCTCTCTTCCACTGTTTAAACTTTCAAACGTTATATCAACCTTGCCACTTTGCAACGCCTTTATAAGTTGTCCCACAGATCCTCTTCCTTTACAAAGATGCCATCAATCATCTTTCCCTTGCGATCTTTTATATCATCCCAAGCAACTTCCAAACACTCTTTAATATCAAGATTATTTCGTTCCATGATATTTATCATTACAACGAGCATATCTCCGATATCGTCTCGAATGTCTTTTCCTTTACATATACTATCGCTTAGTTCGCCAAGTTCCTGTAGAAGTTTCAAACACTGGTCTTTATCGGTACTACCTTCAATAAGGTTTCTGTCACGATGCCAAGTTCGAATCCTGGAGATCATTACTTCTGCTACTCCGCGAGCTTCGCCATTCCACTTATCATTCATAAATATTGTATTCCTTGATACATTTCAGGGTGTTGTACCAAAAGCATGCTGCCATGGTAATTTGCGTATACTATACCGGCTAAAAGTAGTAAGCCAAATATTGTATTTCTAATTCGTTTCATAATTATCTCCAGTTAGGTCCTTCAAACCAAAAAACCAAACTCTCTCTTATTCCTTTAGTCACGGGTTCTACAGCATGTACCACCCACGAAGGAAAAAATATCAAACTTCCTATAGTTTTTTCTGAGCCGTATACAACGCCACCTTCATTAAGCATAAGTGAACCTCCCTCATAACTTTCTGGCTCAGAAAGTTGAAGAACCACGCTCAATTTTCTCTGGGGATGTTCCCCTGTTTTAGTCGCAAAAATATCCCAATGATATCTATAAAAATCTGAGGTAGAATGATCATATGAAGTATACTGAGCTTTGTAACTTTCATATATATCAAACCCGAAAAACTCTTTATTTGTCCTGTCACAGCATTTGTTAATTTTATCAAACATCCAAAAGGTTTCATCAGATTTTTCAAAGAAAAAAATAGAGCTTTTACGTACAGAGTCTTTTTCTTCGAAAGAACTATCTCCTAAATCTACTACGCCTCTAGTAAATTTGTTAGACGTTTTTAATTCTTTTATTTTATTCACTTCTTCTAACGTAAAAGCATTTTTCCACGTAGCTCTAGAAGATAGATAATTATTATCTAATAAATTAGCTCGACCAAACATCCCCACCACTTTCCATTAATATTTTTTTACACTGAAGTGCGATTTCCATATGTTCTTTTTGAGTTCCATTTCCTCCACGAAGCTCTACAAAGTGCATCCATGAACGTAATGTTCCTGTCATATATATTCTGCTTTCAATTAAGCCTTCAGGCAGTACGGCTCGTGCCTGTTCTTTTGCGATACCATTGTCAATAGCCCATTTATAGACTTCACTAGCTTTATGAATCATCTCTCTTTGTTTCTGGTGCCAAGCAATTTCTAGCCCATCATTGTCGGCAGGAATACTGTTCTGCCGGTTTTTTGGGTCTTGTAGTCGAGCTTCTCTTGTGACAAATTCTAAGTCTACCGTAGGGTCTGCGTAACGCTGGCTAAACTCCTGAAAAGAAAAAGAGCGATGGCGCAACATCTGCCGAGCAATGTCTCTTGTAGTTGTAATCTCCATACAAGCACTTGCCATTTCAAAGGGACTAAAGTGTGCTTCTTTTTTCAAATACTTTAACAGCTTTGGAGCTGTCTTGGAATTGTTTTGGTTAGCGGGATTGCTAACACGAGCACAGTATGCTATTACGTCCATAGCATTTGGCGTTATCCAAATTAAATTTACCATTGAAATCTCCATTAATTAAGTGCATATTATACGATGTTCAGGCTTTTATGTCAAGAATTATTTAGCCGAAGGTAGTTGAGCAAAAAAAGTATTTGACATGAGAGGTTAAAGCTCGTATAATATACCCTGAAATTCGTACCAGACTATCTGTGCGTTTTTCAAAATCCGTAAATAAAACGATTGTTATGCTTCCGAAAGGGGCGAGTTCATCTTTCTTAAAAGGAGAAAACTTATGAATGCAGTAAATCTTGAAAAATTCTTTGTCGGTTTCGACAATTTAATCAACAGCCCGTTATATACCCAACAGGCTCCAGAATATCCACGCTATAACATTGAAAAAGTTGCCGAAGGTTACGTTGTGCAAGTAGCCGTTCCCGGTTGGAAAAAAGAACAAGTATCAGTGAACGTTCACAAAAATGTTCTTTCCATCAAAGGAGAGAAGAAGGAAGATAGTAATGGAAGAAACTGGGTGCATAAAGGTATATCAGGAAAAAGTTTTGAGAAGCATCTAAAGCTTGACAACGCCTTAGAGGTCTCTGCCGCTTCCATGGAAAACGGAATGTTGACGATAGAATTAACGTATTCGCCCTCTAGTAAGCCCACATCAATACCTATTGGGTAACTTGGAGATTCAATGAAGAACTTCGTAGAAAAAAGGTGGGACGTGCTAGGGGCTATTATGCAATTAAGTGTGGTACTTTGTACCCCTGTTGCATTTGCAGCTCTTAGCTATTTCTCAGCCTAAAGACGGGAGGGGTCTTTCGAGACCCCTTTTTTATTATGATAGAACAAATATACAAAAATAAAAAAGCTATTTTATTTGCTACAGGCCCTTGCCTAACTCAAGAACAAATTTCTTTTGTCAGAGAAAACAAAAAAGATGATTTTGTTATTTTTGGATGTAACGATTCTTACCGATTTATTGATTATTTAGATGTTCACTACGCTTGCGACACTAAATGGTGGGACCTTTGGGGAGACAACTTTAAAGAAAGTAGGCCAGACTTGGAGAGCTGGACTCAATGTTCTCATAGCGCTAATAAGTTTAATATTAATCATATTCCGGGAACAGGGGGTGCAGGGTTAAGTTTAGATAAAAAGTTAATACACTTTGGCTCTAACTCTGGCTACCAGCAATTAAACTTAAGCTTTTTAATGGGTTGTCAAAAATTTTATCTTCTAGGATACACCATGAGAACTCTGGAAAACACACACTATTTCGGAGACCATCCTCCAGGCTTGCAGAAGAGAAGCCCTTATACAAAGTTTATAGAGAGTTTCAATACTATACAAAAAGAGATAAAACCTTTAATACATGTGTGTAGCCCTGAAAGCTCTTTAAATAGGATTTTCCAGTATACCCCTATCGAGGAAATTTTTAATGATTAAAATATTTGTTGGAACTTCTCAGAATGGAGAGGATGATGTTGCAGAAAAAACTTTAAAATATTCGTTGGAAAAACACACTTCAGAGCCTTTAGAAATTATTTTTATGAGAAATAGAGAGGATGGGTTTTACGGCCTTTTTAATTCTTCTAGATGGGCCACTCCTTTCACAAATCTTAGGTGGGCAATACCAGAGTATTGTGGGTTTTCTGGTAGAGCTATTTATATGGACGTAGATCAATTAAATTTAAAAGACATATCAGAATTATACAACGTAGATCTAAAAGATAAAGCACTTGCTTCTAGAGGGAATAGATTATGCGTTATGGTATTAGATTGTGAAAAAATGGAGTCTTTATTAGATCCTGTAACAGTTATCAAAAGAACGGGTAATTATGGGAATTTAAATTATCAAAGACTACTATCTCTATCCGAAAATATAGATCCTAGATGGAATTGTTTAGACGGAGAGGGGAGAGATATAGAAGACATATGGCATTTACATTTTACTAGCATGCCTACTCAACCTTGGAAGCCTTCTTGGTATAAGGGGCAGCACAAACAGCATCCTAGACAAGATTTAGTAGATTTATGGACAAATTATAGAGATGAAGCCCTTAAAAATTCTAATATGTAGTATATTCAGAGATTCAGAAAAGAATATTCCTAAATACTATAATCAGTTAATGGATTTAGTAGGGGGTACAGAAAATGTTTCTTTTTACTATTCTGCATATGAAAATGACTCTGTAGATGATACTTATTCTTCTTTGCTAAGTAAAGATTTTTCATCGTTCATTGACTATAGTATTAAATCAGAAACTCTTTTAACAAAAAAGTATGGTTCTAGTACTGATAAGCAAAGAGTTATAAATTTGGCCAATGCTAGAAATAAAGCTACTTTTTCTGAAGACTTTTATTTAAACTGTGACTATCTGTTATTTATAGAAAGCGATGTCGAATATAATAGTAATATATTAAATAATTTAATATCTTTTGCGACAGAATATGATGCTGATATAGTGTCACCCGCTTGTATAGCTAGTGGCCCTACAAAACTCGTTTGTAGAGATATCTGGGCAACTAGAAGAACCTCTGGGGAAGAATGGGGACAATTCTTCCCTAATTGCTCTACTAGGCAGCATGACATCTACTATTCTACTTTTGGTGGTTTCTGTTTGTATAAGATGGGGCCTTTTATAGAAGATAAAATTGTTTGGTCCGCTTTTAATAAAAGATTGTCTAAATATGATTGCGATACTGCGGTTATTTGCGAAGAGTTTCACAGATTAAAAAGGCATCGTATATTTATTATGTATGATAATATTATTAAACATCACAAAAAAGGGTTCATATGACTTGGCCATTGATTAAAAATTCAATTACCTGGAAAGATAGGTTTCTTTTATCAAAATTTATTATGACTTCAGATAAGTTTACTCAAGGAAGTAAAGTCAGAGCTTTTGAGAAAGAATGGAGTGATTGGTCGAATACTAAGTACTCTGTTTTT